TTTGGAATGACCGACGGGTTGATACAATCAATCTTAGGTTCTTATGACGCATCTCTCGGGATTAACAACAATCAACTCTCTGGAGTAGCGATTGTAGAAGGGGCTACGCAATCAAACGCAACGGCTATGCCTTTCATCGTTGGCATCTTGCAAATGTATACACGCATGGCTGAGATTGTGACTTCTTTGATTCCTAAGATTCACCAGACGCCGGTATCGGTTCCTATTATTAACGCTGATGGTTCGCATGCATACCAAATGCTTAATCAGCAAGATGGTGTAAGCACTCAATACAAGAAAGGCGCCATTAAGATTAATATCTCAGCTGGAGCTAATTTCTCTATTCAGAAATCTAGGACTTTGCAGCAATTGGAAACGATTTCTAAAATGTCCCCTCAAATTGCACAGTTCTTAGCTGAAGAAGGCGTGCCATACATTCTTGATAACGTTGAGATGCGCAACATTGATTTACTCAAAGAGAGATTTGAACAATGGCAGCAGAAACAACAGCAACTCATGCAACAACAGCAACAGATGCAGCAGCAAATGCAACAGCAAGCCATGCAGAACAACCCGATGGCTCTTAAGCGTGAAGAATTGATGATGAAAGCTCAGATTGAGCAAGAGAAACTGGCTGAGCAAGCGCATCAGGACAGCATTAAGAACAATATGGATGTAGCTAAGATTCAGATTGAGCAAGAAAAGGCTGAAATGGACAGGACTAAGATGTTTCTAGAGATGCAAGAAGCTGAAATGCAGGGCAAAGTTCAATTAACTAAAGCGGCTACTGAGCAGTTCGCTAAAGAAGCAGAAATGGAGATGAAGCAAGAAGAACATCGCATGCAGCAGGCTAGAGCAGCTGTAGATTTGCAGAAAGCTCATATCGATAAAGAAAAATAGTTGGATTCTGAGGTTTTGTGGCTATACTCTAATCTGGTGGTTACTTATAGTGAAAGTTTAAGCCCTTTTTACCCACACGAATAAGCAACCACCTCTACCGAGCGCTGTAGCGATATCGGCGCTCGGTTTCTCGAGCGTTCTTTTAAATCGTTGGACGCTCGATTTTTACCCCCAAAAATTCAAAACTTAGGGTTTACCCTTATAATTTGACATTGTAGCATTTTGTGGCTAGTCTCAAATTATTGATGCATTTTTGACTTGTAAAGAAAGGTCAGAGTATCAGTGCGTAACGTATGCGCTAATACGGAGTACGGAGTCATCCGGTAAACTGACCGACACTAGGTCGCTAATCTAGGCATTACCGTAACGGGGAAATAGTTAAAGAGGAATTTATGGCTGAAAATGAATCGGTGAATGAAGAATCATTAGAAACTGGTGAGATGACAGCTCCAAATGATGAGAAGCCAACAGAAAAGATGGTGCCTCAATCCGTGGTCGATAATGTTGTTAAACATGCAAAAGCAAAAGCTTATGCGAATGGTCACAAAGAAGCACTTAAATCTTTTGAGGATAAAAACATGGACGAGCAACCTATTTCCACAGAACCTGCAACACAAGCTCCTGCCCCTTCTGTAGGCGGTATGAGACAAGTTTCCCAAGAAGAAATCCAAGCTATGGTTGAGCAAGCTTCATTGAAGCAAGCTGAACAATTGCAACGTCAGATGCACGAACAAGCGCAACAAGAACAAGCAAATAAGATAGCCCAGGAATTTTTAGGGAAGATGAACCATGGTGCAAGTAAGTATGATGATTTCTCAGAAACGGTAAAAGAACTAGACCTTCCTAACATGCCTGAGATTGTGCAATTAGCTAACGGGGTGGATAACACTCATGACGTAGTTTATGAGCTTGCTAAAAACCCAAACAAATTGGCTAATTTAATGATTTTATCCCAAAAATCTCCGGGATTAGCGAAACGACAAATGTTAGAACTTTCGAACTCTATTACCAGCAATGAAAATGCGTTGAATCAACCAAAAACACCGGAACCATTAAGTCAAATAAATCCCTCACCAACTAGCACGAGTGACGGTGAGATGACTTTAAAAGATATGAAGAAGCTCTTTAGAGGCTAATCTAGATTTAAAAGTTTGTAGTACCGTTATTCATAATTATTTTAATATTATGAGGATTGAACAATGGCATTACCTACAAACATTCTTCAGAACGTTGCAACATATCAAATGTCTGAATTGGCATACTTGCAAAATCTGAATGCCTTCATTAGCTTAGCTAATACAAAATTTAAGGATTTTCAAAAGTTTAAAGGGAATTTAGGTTCTTCTGTAACTTTCGACCTTCCATCAAGATTCACTTCTAGCGACACTTTAGTAGCAACCTTCCAAGCGTCTGAGCAACGTGCTCACACATTGACTGTTGACCAAGCTAAAAACGTATCATTCGCAGTTAGTAATCAACAAGAACTATTTAATTTAGACCCTATCGACTATATGAACAAGTTCGGTAAAGCAGCTGTAGAAGAACTCGGCGCTGCAATCGAATCTAATGTTGCTGACAATATTGCTCGTCAACATACATATCGTTTCTATGGTGATGGTATTACTCCAATCAATAGTTACAACCAATTAGCTAAAATGTTAGCTTTCTACCGTAACTATGGTTCAGCTCCAGGCAAATTAGACGTTATCCTTCCAGATATGGTTGTTCCTGATATCGTAAGTTCTGGTTTAAATCAATTTGCTCCTCGTCGTAATGACGAAGAAGCTATGAGTTGGGAACTTGGAAACTGGCATCAAGCTGATTTCTTTCAATCTAACTTCTTACCTTTACATACTGCTGGGACTGCTGGTCAAAGCGCTCAAACTTTAACAGTTGTAAGCACAGACGATCCAACTGGTGCGAACATTACTCAAATCACATTTAGTGGGGCTACAGCATCAGATGCTGATGCAATCAAAGAATTTGATAAAATGCAATTCGACGATGGTGTAACAGGTCAACCAAATATGCGTTTCTTGACTTTCGTTGGACACAAATCTAGTGAAAATCCAGTTCAGTTAAAAGTTACTGCTGATGCAGCTGCTACTGGCGGTGGTCAAGTTACTGTAAGTATTTTCCCAGCTTTACAATCTACTGCTGGTGCAGGTCAAAACATTAATAATAATATCGTTGCTGGTATGCAAGTTACTGTATTGCCTAACCATAGAAGTGGTGTTGTTGTTGGTGGTAAAGCAATGTATTTAGCTATGCCTGAGTTACCTGAAGAGGTTCCTTATCCGACTGCTACAGCTCATGATCCAGATACTGGTGTTTCATTACGTAAGTACTTTGGTTCTAAGTTCGGTGAAAACGAACGCGGTATGATTACAGACTGTATTTGGGGTTCTACAATGCCTGATGAATACGGAATGGCTATCATCGTACCTGAGTAATAACAAATAAGAGGATTATAAAAATGGCTCCGATTCTGTAGATGTGGATGTCTTAGGATTCTCTGACAGTTTGTAAACTAAAATAGGCGTTTATTATGGCTTATAATGCGACAAAATTAGCAACAGAAGCTTTCTACCTAACTGGGATAGTAAGCCGCGACTTCGAAACAGTGAGCGGTTCGCAAATAGAAGACGGGATTGAGTTACTGAACGACATTTTAGGGTTAAAATCCGTAGCTAAACGCCTCATTCCTTTTTACCAGGAATACACACTAACAGCGATTAAGGGTCAAGAGGCCTATGACATCCCTGGATTAGTGGATGTTGAGACGATAACTTTCAACATTGATAATGTTCGATATTCCATGACTAAAGAGCATAGAGTTCATTACTTTGGTTCTCCTAGGGCTGATAATATTGAGTCTTTGCCTATGTCATGGCATCTTGAAAGGCAATTAGATGGGAGTAAGCTATACCTTTATTTTCTACCGGATGATACCTATCCGATAAAAATTTGGGGTAAATTTGCTCTCTCTAGTGTCACAAACTTTACAGATTTATCTCTCACTTATGAGCGAAACTATATTGTTTATTTAAAATACCAATTAGCTGCGTTTATATGTGATAGATTTAATACTGAATGTCCTTCGCACGTTTTAAAAGTGCTTGAAGGATTTAGTGAAGAATTTAAAGACATTTCACCAATCGATTTAAGACTGCAAAAGCTTTCTTACTTCCCTGGAAACGATGTTGTTAATTACGCTCAGGTTAATCTTGGCAAAGGATGGACAACTTAATGACTGTAGCTCAAGGTGGAATAAGCACCCTCCCTGTCAATATTGTAGGTTCTAATAAATTCGGTCGTTATCCAAAGATTAATGACTCTGAAACTACAAATATGATTATTTCTGAGGACTGGTTGGTACCTTTTGCTGGTTATGAAAAAGTTATTAGTACTTTCCCAGATGATTTACCGGGACGTGGTATTTTTGCTAGTCGCCGTTATAATCACATCATTCGTGTGGTTCGGGATATCGTCTACGTAATAGACACAAATCTGGCTGTAACAACGATTGGAACTTTAAATACAAACAGCGGTGATGTTTTCATTGCTGAAATCGCGGGGGTGGGAACAACAGGACCTACTCAAATAGGAATTTGCGATAAAAGAGACATTTGGATTTATGACTGGACGGCTCATACTTTTACTTTAGCTGTCTTAGATTTCCAGCCTAATTACTTATCTTCTCATGGCGCTACTTTCTTAGCCGGGGTTACTAACGAACCTTTATGGCGTTTTTCTCAAGTAGGGGATGGTCATATTTGGCCAACAGTGAATACAGGAGCTTTACAATCTAAACCAGATAATGTCGAGGCAATATTTCCTTTTCCTTCTAAAGAAAACGTTCTTATTGTTATGGGTTCAACGGTTGCTGAAATCTGGACTAATACTGGAGCTACATTATTTCCTTATCAGAGGAGTAGTTATACTAACTTTGATTATGGCTGCATTAATTCTTCAACGATTGCATTCTCAGATAGGTTTGTAGTCTGGCTTGGAGCTAATGAAAAGTCAGGAATTGCGTTACTTGTAAGTGATGGCACCAATGTTAATCAGATATCAACTGATGGCATTAACTTTGTCATGGCAAATCTTACTAATCCAAGCAACGTAAATGCATTCTTATTCAAGCAAGATGGGCATTTGCTTTATCAATTTACTTTCCCTGATGACAACATATCTTATGTTTACGATTTTAATACCAAAGCATTCTTTTCTGTAACGGATGAAGATGTAAATTATCATATAGCCAAGTCGATGGTATTTTTTAACAAACTTTATTATTTTGACAGTCTTAAAGACGGTCAACTATACGAATCTAATAGTGCGTTCAATGAACTTGATGGTACATATATGCCTAAGTTCAGAAAAACTAAAAACATTCAGACTCCAACTGGAGATCCTTTTATTGCTCAGAACTTATCTTTTGTTGTTGAGACAGGGGTAAGTAATTCTAACATATTTAGTCAACACCCTTATGACGCTGAAAGCTATTTAACTGCAATGGATACTTTGCAAATTGAAAATTTAACAGTTGGCAATGTAACCAATATTGACGCTGGAACTTCTGGTTTTACCGTAGCTACTATTCAGGTTGGAACAGCAAAATTACCAGAGATTTCAAGTGTCGTAACCGTAGCTGCATCTGTTTTAAGTGGAGGTGAATATTTTGCATTCACTAACGGCTTATCGGTTACTTACAATGTGTGGTATACGGTTGCAGATGTAGGTACTGCTCCAGGTGGGAACGACATTAAAGTAGAGTTAGTAGGCGATGAAAATGCATCTCAAGTAGCTCAACAAACGATTGATAGAATAAACGAACTTATAAGACGCGGCCCTCCTAGAATCGATTTGTCGTTATCACGTGATGGTGGCGTCAGTTATGGTAATAAAGTTGGGTTAGAACTACCTGAGATTGGCAAACGCCAAAGAAAAGTAGATTTTTGGAATATGGGTCGATGCAACCAACTTACATTCCAGCTTCAGTTTTGGGGTGCCACACGTGCTG